TCTGTTCGAGAGTTGGCTCGTGAGGACTTTATGGTTTTTGCGAAGCATGTGTATGAGGGCTTTATTGAGGGTTCACATCACAAGCAGGTGGCCAAGAAGTTTGAAAAGTTGGCCAAGAACCCTGGTTCACGGATCATTGTCAACATGCCTCCCCGGCATTCCAAGTCAGAATTCGCTTCATATCTCATGCCTAGTTGGTTCTTGGGCCGCAATCCTAAGTTAAAAATCATTCAGGCCACGATGAATACCGAGCTTGCCGTAAGGTTTGGTCGTAAGGTAAGGGATTTGATCGCCGATCCCATATATCGTGAGATATTTCCTGACACTGACTTGAAACAGGACAGTCAGGCTGCTGGTAGATGGGAGACTAGCGTTGGCGGAGAGTATTTTGCTGCCGGAGTTGGTGCGGCGATGACGGGTCGTGGTGCGGATTTGTTGATTATTGATGATCCGCACTCGGAACAAGATGCTTTATCCGCGTCTGCATACGATAATGCCTATGAGTGGTACACATCTGGACCCCGGCAGCGTCTACAACCGGGGGGAACCATCATTATTGTGCAGACCAGATGGTCTAAGAAGGACATAACGGGCAGGTTACTGGCGGCACAGGCCAAGGATGTCATGGCTGACCAGTGGGAAGTGGTTGAATTCCCTGCAATTATGCCATCGGGGGAACCATTATGGCCTGAATTCTGGGAAAAAGACGAGCTTTTGAAGGTAAAAGCCTCCCTGTCGGTAGGCAAATGGAATGCACAGTGGCAACAGAACCCCACATCCGAGGAAACTGCTGTTGTAAAGCGCGATTGGTGGCGTGTGTGGGAGGAAGATGACATTCCTGACTTGGATTACGTCATTCAGTCCTATGATACGGCGTATAGTAAGCGCGAGACTGCTGATTACTCTGCGATTACGACTTGGGGCGTGTTTCAACCACATCGAAACGGGGACCAACACCTGATATTGATGGATGCAAAGAAGGGTCGGTGGAATTTCCCGGAGTTAAAAGAGGTTTCCTTAGAGGAAAACGAGTATTGGGAGCCTGATTTGATATTGATTGAGGCGAAAGCGTCGGGTCAGTCGCTGGCTGACGAGATGCGTCTGATGAATTTGCCTGTTGCTACGTTTTCACCGGGCCGCAGAAAGGGTGGCAATCTGGACAAGACGACTAGGATGCATATTGTGTCTCCTATATTCGAGTCGGGGAAAGTGTGGTATCCTGAAGGCGAGAAGTTTGCTGATGAAGTCATAGAAGAGGTTGCATCCTTTCCGAATGGTGACCATGATGACTTTTGTGACAGCATGACTATGGCTCTGATGCGCTTTCGTCAGGGTGGTTTTATTAGTTTGGACGGCGAGGAGTTCGAGGACGACCCGCCCCGTAAAGCAAGAGAGTATTACTGATGGCTCAAGGTGATCGTCCCGGAAAAAAACCTTTTGATCCTGCAAAAGCGGAGCAGATGAAGTCTGACTTTATCCGTGGTGCGAAGTTTGCCCCTATGGATTTGCTTGGTGCCCCTGTAGATTTAGCGACAATGGCGATGCGCGGCGTGGGTATACCTGTGCCGGAGAAGCCCTTCCTTGGTTCAGAGTATCTGATTGACAAGTATGCTGATCTGGGTGAGGCGATTGATGTAAATTATGATCGTCCGACTGGTTCTGGTATGGAGACACTTGGTCGTGTGATGGCTGGCACGGCTGGACTTGGCGGCGAGGCTGCTGTGGCTCTGGCTCCCGGTATCGGTAAGCTGTTTGCCAAGGCTACCAAGACCCGTGGTTCGGGGACCGAGGTCAAGGGATCTGGCAACATTGAGATGGAAGCTTCGCCCTCGGACCTTGGACCTTTAGCTTCAGACGAGATCATGGATTATGTTAGGCAGCAGGAAACACCTGATGCGATTAAGGATCTTGTGAGCACTGACGCTTCTGACGCTGCCACATATTATTTGCAGTATGCCAGAGGGTCAGATGATATTTTAGACACTGTTTCTGCCGACACTCTTGGTTCTATTCAAGCTAAACTGAAGGCAGACTCGGACCTTTTTGTTGCAGATCATCTTGGCATGAAGGTGGAGGATCTCACCCCTGACACACCTGTAACTGTGTATCGAGTGGGTGACATTAAGGCGGGGGAGGTTCAGTCTTTTAGTTTGGATTCAGGTATTGGCAGCAGATCACTTCCGGGACAAGAACTCAGACAGCGTCAGGGAAAAGCTAGTCAGGGCACAGGTAAGTATACGGTAAGAGCGGGTGACATCTTAGCGGCACCTGAGTCAACAGTCCCGGGTATTTCGGGATTAAATGAAAAAGAAATTTTAATAGATGGATCTAGTGTTAGCTCTAGTGGACCTATGGTTAAGGAAGCTGGGTCAGATGGTTTCGTGCCTCTTGAGAAGAAGGTTGGCGCACCGGGGACCCCGGGCGTTGATCGCAGTATCAACAAGCCTTTGGAAGATGAGATATCGGTAGATGGTGTGCCGTTGGGTGGTATTGATTATTTACCTGTTGCGAATGCTTTACTTGAGAACACGGTTGGTGCTGGCAAGAAGGGTTTGACTGGTGCCCAGTATCTGGCGCGGTTGAAGAATCAGCCTTCGGTTACTGACATGGAGTTGGAGGTATCGGGTCTTGATAAGTTCTTGGCGGAGAATGCCAACCGCAAGATTCCGGTGGATGATGTTCTGGACTATCATGTAGGCAACAGCCCCCGCATTGAAATGGTTGATGGTGGTGCAGGTAATGTCAGTTATCAACGTATGTTTGGCGATGAGTCTTATACGGCGCAGGGTAGGGACACGGGAATTGGTGGGTACGAAGAGGTTGTATTCCGAGATGCAAGATTTGCTGTTGGAAATAAAGATTTAGCTCCCGGTGCTGTTTCGGATCACGGGCAGCATCATAGTGAACTGGGTCCAATTGGGCATGGTCGGATGACTTCATTTGATGATGTGGCTACGGGTGGGGAGAGATCCACAATACTTGAGGAGAATCAGGCAGATCTTTATGAAGCGTATAAAGGTGGTGCTGCGCGAGAAGCGGAGAGAGAAGGTCTGATCGGCAGAAACTTGGTACAGCTAACCCCTGACAAGGTAAAGACTTTCAAGGCGATTGAGCAAAAGATCGAGGACGGAGCGCAGTACAGAACACTGAACGATGCCATCACCAGCATTGATGATGAAACCAGAATGCTCAAAGAAATCGAAAGCAATCAGAGAACTGTAACGGCAGACTTGGATGGGATACGCAAAAGAAACTTTTTACAAAAAAGTAGCCGAGGAGTTGAAGACGCTGCTTCTCCAGATTTTCGTTTTGCGGAAAGACTAAAAATGTTACAGCGGTCGAAAAATTTTGACGAATCTTCCGCTGATATAATGGGTTTAGAGATGCGGACTGAAGCTGACCTTGGTAACATTATTAAGCAGGCTGTTATTGAGGACACCCGCGCCTTAGATACACTTTCTAATGATCAGCTATCAAAAGTCTTGAGGCTGGCTGCGGACAGGTCAATGAGACAGAGTTCTGACACAAGCATTGGTCCGTCATTTGTGACGATTGCTCGTGCGCCTCTCAGAGATGACGAGTTAAAACAGATCCTTGATATTCCAGAGGCGATAACTGGAGCGGAAGAAGATGTTCTGCAAGCTTCCTATAGATTGATTTCAAATGTTCAGAGTGAGTTTAAAGGGATCTTTGATAAAGGGCAGGTTGTGCGAGAGTTGGGTGGTCCGTCTAATGCTTTACAAGCAGCACAAACAGCTAAAAATCTTCTTCCAAAGGTAGTCGATAAAATAGATCCTAAATTACTTCGCAAGGATGCAGCTTCTTTTAGAAAGTTATCTTCAGAAGACGATTTGTTTAAACAAAGCATTGATGATCAGAACAAGAGAATACGCGACGCTAAAGACCGCGTTATGAACATCTACGGTGATGCAATCGAAGACGCTGCTCCCAACAAACAAACAGCCTTTGAATATGCACACTATAGGCAGAATCAAGGAAAACTAGCTATAGATGCTGGCAGGTTTAACACTATGGCAACTAGGTTTTCTCAAGATCCAATAGACTTTTCAGACGGATCTGTGGGGTTTCAGGATGTAGCTCCAGAGTTCACCAATCCCTTACCATTTGAAACGCAAGAGCAAGTTGCAAGATACCAGCTTCATCAGATGATTAAGAAAGCAGCGGGTGAGGGAAAAAGTCGTTTCTACATCCCTGACTATCGTGACTTGGCGTCGAAGCGTGACATAGATATAACTGCTGATAAAGATCTTGCACCTTATGTGTCCAGATACAAGACCCCGCAGGAAAAAGTTATTAAAGAGCTAAAGGAAATGTACCCGGGTATCGAAGTGGGAACCGTGGACACAGTTCAACCTGTCTTGAAAGATCCTTTAGGAAACGTAGCTGGAGGACCCGAAACAATAACTCGCCGTGAAGGGATGACAGGAGATGAGTATAATTCATTGGTTGACGATCGAAGACTAATGTTAAAACAAGAACAACCCGATAACCAGTTCCCGATGACCTACATCGATTTAACACCGTTGCAGGCTAAACCATCACAGGTCCGCAGGTACAAGGACGGTGGCAAGGTTGACTTACGTTCTGGTATCGGTGATATATTTAAGGTATATTCATAGGATGCGAACAGACAAACAGATTATGGCGACGGCGTTGAAGAATATTCAGTCTCTTACGGATGCTGAGTATGATCGTTATATCGAGATCAAAAAAGAGCGCTCGACACAAACCAGACGCACTGGCGGTATGATCAAGGGCTTCAGCCCTATTGCCCGTCCACAGAGATTTAAAGGAATATTCTAGTATGGCATTACCTCCACAGATGGTTGAGTCTGCAATGGGTGCTGGTGGCCCCGGCATGACTATGGAAGAACAGATGACCGAGGTCCAAGTACCTATGGAAGAGTTACCGGCTGGTATTGAGATGGCTGGTGATGAGGAGTCTGTTGAGGTTGTAGCTGAAGAGTACGATCACAACGCAAACTTGGCAGAGGTTCTTGACGATTCTGTTCTTGGCTCTTTGTCCTCGGACCTTGGTAACAGTGTGGATGAGGACAAGTCGTCCAGAGAAGATTGGGAAGAGTCTATTTCAAAGGGCTTGGTGTTGCTTGGTATTAATTATCAGGAGCGCAACGAGCCGTTTCTGGGTGCTTCTGGTGTAACACATCCGCTTTTGTCGGAGGCTGTAACGCAGTTTCAGGCGCAGGCTTATAAAGAGATGTTGCCGCCGGGTGGTCCTGTAAAGACGCAGATTATAGGGCAGCAGAGCAAAGAGGTTGAGGATCAGGCCCAGCGTGTCAAGGACTTCATGAACTATCAGATCACGGAGGTGATGGAAGAGTTTGATCAGGACACAGATCAGATGTTGTTCTATTTGCCGATCACTGGTTCTACGTTTAAGAAAGTTTATTTTGATCCGACACGGCAACGCGCTGTGTCCAAGTTTGTTCCGGCTGAAGATTTGATTGTGCCGTATGCTGCATCAGATTTGCGTACAGCGGAGCGTTACACACATGTCGTTCGTATGAGCGAAAATGAAATCCGTAAGTTACAGGTAGGAGGTGTATATCGTGATGTTGACCTATCTCCATCAGAAGATGACGAGTCTGACACAACAATTAGAAGCAAGACTGACGAAATTCAGGGACTCCGTCCGGGATACAGTGACGAGCTTTATACTATATATGAAGTCCACGTTGATCTTGACCTTGAGGGATTTGAGGATCTGGATGAGATGGGTGAGCCTACGGGTATCCGCTTGCCGTATATCGTCACTATGGACGCTGATTCGGGACAGATTCTCTCGTTAGTACGGAACTATCGTGAGCAGGATCCGCTTCGTCGCAAGCGTGATTTCTTTGTTCACTACAAGTTTTTGCCGGGCTTTGGGTTCTATGGCTTCGGTTTGTTGCACATGATTGGAGGGTTGAGCCGTGCTGCGACATCTATTCTCCGCCAGCTTATCGACGCTGGCACGTTATCGAATCTACCGGGCGGCTTTAAGGCACGGGGCGTTCGTATTAGAAATGACGATGAGCCTGTTAACCCGGGTGAGTTCCGCGATCTTGATGTTCCCGGCGGTGATATTCGCAATGCTCTTATGCCGCTCCCGTACAAGGAGCCTTCTGCAACGCTGGGTCAGCTACTCGGGGTGGTCGTTGATTCGGGCAGACGATTTGCACAGGTTGCGGACACAAAGGTCGCAGATGTCAACTCACAAGCTCCCGTGGGAACTACAGTGGCACTTATCGAGCAGGGATCTAAAGTAATCTCAAGCATTCATAAGCGCCTGCATTACGCTCAGAAAGCTGAGTTCCGTATGTTGGCGGAGATCTTTGCTAATAACCCAGTGCCGTATCCTTATCAGATCGGGCCGAACATCAACCCGCAGATTATGGCGCAGGACTTTGACGGGCGTGTAGATATTCTCCCAGTCTCTGACCCGTCAATCTTTTCTATGGCGCAGCGCCTGTCACTGGCACAGACACAGTTGCAACTTGCACAGGCCGCGCCGCAGATGCACAACCTGTATGAAGCCTATCGTCGGATGTATGATGCGCTAGATGTTAAGAACATCGATGCAATTCTGCCGGCACCGCAGCCGCCGCAACCAATGGATCCTGCCTCTGAGAACTCAGCAGCGCTGAAGGGTGCTCCATCGCAGGCATTCCCGCAGCAGGATCATCGCGCGCACATTCGTGTACACTCTGCAATGATTCAATCGCCGGCTATACAGGCTAACCCGCAGGCGTTCCTGATCTTGCAAGCACATGTTCAGGAGCATGTTTCTATGTTTGCTCGGGACATTGTACAGGAAGTATTTAAAAATGCAGCGCAGCAAGCTCAAGCTATGGGTGAGCCGATTCCGCAGATTGACCCGAACGTGGTTGAGGCTATGGTTGCACAGCAGGCCGCTGAAACACTTGAGCAGTTGTCCCCGCTTTTGAT